AGCAGGGGGCCGCTAATACCGACGCTCTTGATACCGTCCTGGACGCCTTGGATCGCATCATTGACCAGGTGGCTTCCACCTTTATGCCGGAGCCCTAAGATCATGCCGCGCACCGCCCGTGTCATCCGACCACGCCTCTCTGAAGCCCAGTTTCTGCGCCAAATCCAGGCCGCGGCGCAGCTACTCGGCTACCACTGCCACCATCACTGGTTGTCTATACACTCAGCGCCGGGATATCCGGATCTTACATGTGTGCGAGACGGCCGGCTCTTATTCATCGAGGCGAAAACGGCGACGGGGCGGGTGACGGAACACCAGGCTGAGTGGCTCGAGTGGCTCAACCACTCCGCCCCCGGCGTCGAAGCACGTGTGGTGCGCCCGCAAGACTGGGATACGCTCTTGGCGTGGCTTAAAGAGGGGACGCCGTATTCTTAAGGAGGATGCATGAGTGCCTACAAGTCTGCCTTTCTCTTTCGACCAACACCTGTTGAATGCCAGGCCCTGGACGCACTCAAGGCCGTGCGTGAGCAAGCAGGCCGGCATCACTCACCCGGCGATATCTATGCCGCAAGCGTCGCTGATAAGCGCCTCGAAGCGTTTAAGCGCCTCTTTCACGTCAAAGAGCGCCGCGCCGATCATTGCTGCCTGGCGCGCCTCCTCGGGAAAAGGCGCTGCCCCGATCGTCACCCCTATGCGCACGGTAACTCCTGCAACGCCTACAACATCCTCCCCGCCGCTGATCACCTCTCGGAATGGGTCACCGACACACACTCCACGTACATCGTCTCGCAACCCTACGACTGGTCCTGGGAAACTATGGCCGCTACCGTCGATTGCGCACGCCTCTATCGCTTCCACGTCCGCCTCTTTTCCGACCTGTCCTGGCACTTCCCAGGACGTACCATCCTCGCCCTCTATGCGCCTGAAGGGGAGTAGCAAGTAGCATGAAGCCAGAAGCAAGAATGAAGAAAACTTCTCGCTCCCACCTCCCCGCTTCCCGCTCCCTCCACCTGCGTATCTTCGCCTCCTTCATCGCACTGGCGCTTATCGCCTGGACTCTCTGCGCCCTCGTTACCTGTCTGGGCGCGCACTGAAAACAAGGCAAAAGGTATGCTTGCGCCTTGTCAATAACACCGAGAAAGGAGAACATCGTGAGTCTCTGCCTCATCCACGGCGATGCCCGATACCTGCCACTTGCCGATAACAGCGTGCATTGCTGCATTACCAGCCCGCCGTATTATGGGCTCAGGGATTATGGAGTCAGTGGCCAGATTGGCCTTGAATCCACCCCAGAAGCGTATGTTCAAGCGCTCGTGCAGGTGTTCCGCGAGGTGAAGCGCGTGCTCCGCCATGACGGAACGCTATGGTGTGTGCTCGGTGATAGCTATGCTGGGCACAGTACACCAGGATGGCAGCCAGGCAATGAGGCGAAAAACCGCGGCCATAGTAATAAAATTGGCGTGGGATATGTCCACAACCTGAAGCCTAAAGACCTCCTCGGTATCCCCTGGCGCACCGCCCTCGCCCTCGAGGCCGACGGCTGGTACTTGCGCTCTGACATCATCTGGCACAAGCCTAACCCTATGCCCGAATCCGTCACCGACCGCCCGACCAAAGCGCACGAGTACGTGTTCCTACTCACAAAGGCGGCGCGGTATTACTACGATGCCGCTGCCATCCACGAGCCGGCGATCATGAAGCCACAACAGCGCTTTACGGACGGCAAAGGCCCGAAAGGGGCTGGCTACGCGGCCCATAGACAGGCAACCGGCATGACCGCCTGTACTCAGCGCCACGCCCGCACCGTCTGGACCATCCCCACTACGCCCTATAGCGGCTTACACTTCGCTACCTTCCCGCCCGCCCTGGTGGAGCGCTGCGTCAAAGCGGGCACGTCCGCGTATGGGTGCTGTACGGCCTGTGGGGCACCGTGGATACCAGCCATAGAGCGGACCCGGTTGCACTATGACGCTGTGACGCCCAAGACCGCCGCACGCATTGCCCACCATTTCCATGGCGACAGGGTCGGTCTGCACGAGCCAGGATGGCGACAACAATCCCAGCCCACACGACATATTTCCGGCTGGCACCCGACCTGCCGCTGTGGCGTCTCAGAGACACGCCCCGCCATTGTCCTCGACCCCTTCTGCGGCTCCGGCACTACCCCCCTGGTCGCGCGTGCCCTCGGACGACACGCCATCGGCCTCGATCTCTCCTGGCCGTACCTGCACAATCTCGCCCGTCAACGCCTCTCCCTTACCGCCCTTACCGCCTGGATCCTCGGCGCACCACCACGACACCACACCTACCACGACCTGCCTCTCTTCCGGGAGCAGCACGAAGCCTAGCAGCACGAAGCCTAGCAGCACGAAACAGGCATACCCTTTTTTCCCATGCGGGGTCGTGCTATTTTCGATTTTCTCTCCGGGGGAATACCTAAACACCAGACCAGGGGAGAAAACCTGAGCATGGAACCAGTAGCAGACAAATTCACCGATGCACACTTTCCCTCCCGCCAACTCGCCCGCAAGGGTATGTACGCCCTCTACGAACAACAAGCAAACCGAGCCGGCCCTCTACGCTATGAAGTCGTGCGACTGCGTATACGACCCGCACACCCCTGGCCCAATGGTGACACCCCCCCTGAACACGAAGCCTCCCCCGAACCTACTGCCTGGGGTCCCGACGGCTGGCCCTTCCTTCCCCTCCCTGAAGCCCTACGCACCTTCCCACAACTCGTGCATGGCGCGTGACACACGACACATATCACCTGCGTCGTAATAGCTCTACGTCACTACGTACGTCACTACATAAATGCGGGGGTGAACGTTGAGGGGTTCGGGGGAAATGCTGGTCAACGAGGGGGAGCCCAGGACAGCCAACAACGACGCGGCGAAACGACATAAGCATGTCTCACGGCGTATGCGTTTCACGGCCTCGATACTACGCGAGACGCACGTACGTTTGCACATGCAGTTTAAGACATGCTTATCAGCTTTTAATGCCATGATCCCCAGTATCTACGCGCCTAAACCGTATCGTGCGACGTAACCCGACCTGGCGCACGTCGCCCGTGCGCCGCGCCGTGCGGCGCGCGCGACGCCGCGCACGCATCGCGCACGCCGCAGAACACGGGCCTGGCGTGTACGTAGTTCATTTCGTCATAGTACAGGACTGTGAAAAGGGTACGAAAAGGTCTATACGATAACTCTACGTCGTTACTGGGGGAAATGACAGTCGCTCACCGAGCGGCATCTCTCTCATTATGAGACACTTTCACGTCGCGCTGTGTCCTATTCGTACTAATACACTCTCTCATAATGATACACCGTTTCGTGTAGTAACGACGTAGTGTTTACTTAGTACTAGAGCATAGTGTTATACTGCACACCACGTGCGCGCGTGTAACGACGTAACGTACGACGCGCAAGTCCAGTATCTACGCGGCGAAACGTGTGTGCATTGTTACTTCTGATAAGAGACATTATGTAAACATTCATACTACTAACTATACTATACGGCGCATCGTGAGTATCTACGCCATTATGCGCGTATGTATACGGATATGCGTCGGTGTATATACAACTGTAGGCGTGAATATGCTCCTGTGTATATACAACTGTAGACATGCTTCTACGCATATTCTTCTATGTATAATTATCATCATGAGCAAAGACGCCACGAAACGCACGTTCTTAGTACGATTCGTCCGTGTTTAAGACATGCTTTAGACGATTTGAGACCTTTTAATCATCTTTTAATACGCGCATCACGTGTAACGACGCGGCGTTTCTCGTGTATAACTCGCGTCGTACGTGCGAAAACGTTACTTATAATAATATATTTAGTACTATGCGCGTAGAATATGCGTAAAAGCATACGAGCAGCCTCATCGCCAGTGTTGGCGTGTCGCGGCGGGCGAGCGTACGTTTACGGCGTACGGGGTGGCGCAAGTGTTTTTGTACGTCTATCATAAGCATGGTTAATAGTTAAAGTGACACACAAGATATTTGAGTTAGCGTAGAATTTGCTTGACATCTACAGAGAGCGTTCTACTGTATACGCGCGGTATGTACTAACAGGCACGTATGATATTTGAGACAGGGGATGAGCGACGGGTGGAAGGTGGCGGTGCAAATAGCGTTGCTCATCGTGGTGTTATTGGTGATGGGGTTATGTAACGGGTAGAGCGATGCCGGTTGAGCAAGCGACAGACCTGCAAAGGGAGCTTGGCGGCGCTATAGCTGAGCAGTGCGTGGCGATTCGCCACCGTCGACGTCTTGTTGAGGAGAGGTGGCTGAGGTCCAGGCGGGTGTGGATGGGTCTAAATTATGAGGCCCGGTTCACGAGTAGCGATACCTCAGCCGCAGGTTACACCATACCTGCGGCACGTCGAGCCGCAGAACGGACGATCATTCGGGGCATAAAAATGCTTACGCCGAATGTCAAATGGTTCGAAGTCATGCCGATGGGGGCGGAGGTCGATCAGGTCAAGCTCGATAACGTCGACAATTTTATGTGGTATGTGCTGAGGAAGCGTATACGGTCGCGGGCGGTCATTAGTCAGTTAGTACGCTCGATGCTTTTGTACGGCATGTGCACGATCAAGACGAGTGTACAGGTGGATAAGGGGCAGGTATGGCCGTATCAGCGGGCGGTAGACCCATTCGCGTTGTACATATTTCCTGAGACGGCGCCTACGACAGGGGAAGCGGAAGTTATATTCGAGGATTTCTTATTTTCGTATGAGCGTTATCGGACCTTTGTGGATTTAGGGATTGTGGAGGACGTGAAGCGCGCAGATTTTGCGAAGCCGGATTGGCCGTATCACCTTGTCGAGCGCATGGCTTATCAGGGCATCACGGACCCCACGGCTGGGGTAGACATAGCGCTGTCTCGGACAGCGGAGAAATTAGAGCAGAGTACGCAGGGCTTTGCGAGTATTTCTGAGGTATGGCTAAAGAGGCAGGACCGTCTGTACCAGGTGTATATCTTATGGAATCACCGGCAGGGCTCGCGTTGTGTGGGTTTCATTGAATCGCAGTATGACACGCCTCTGTACAGGACTGCGGTGCATCGGGCGATGCCGGGAGAACTGTATACCTCGTCGATGATGCAAGACATTGATGAGATGGACAATATTCAGAATGACCAGTTCAACAAGTTTATGGACGCGGTGGACTGGGAAGAGGGCTTTGTGGCTGTCTCTGATGCGGCCAGGACAAGTCAGCGCTCGGATTCATGGAAGATGAAGGGGCGGGCGAAGTGGGAGGTATCGGACGATCCGCGTCAGGTGTTGCAGTTTATCTCGCCACCTATTACGTCCACCAATCAACTCAGGGCTTGGCAGATTGAACTGGGCTTAATTAACGCCATGGCCGGGACTGGCACGATAGCTGAGGGGCAGCCAGGCAGGAACATGCCCAGGGCAGGACAGGCGGTCAATAATCTCATTACGCTGGGCATGTCTGACATACAGGACGTCGCAGAATTAATCGAGCAAGAAGTGCTCACGCCATCGCTTTCTGACATCTACAAAGTCTCCTCACAGTTCATCCCGCAAGATCAATTGATGGCCATACCGGGCGGTCAGGGGCTCTTTGGCAACATTTTAAAGCCGCAGGACTTAATAGGGGATTATGAGTTTGAGTGGGTGGGGGCACTCCAGTTTCAGGACGAGCAGCAGCGGGCGCAGCAGTTACTGATGTTTCTCAATATGGTGCCACAGTTAGCGCCTTTGCTTGGGCAACAGGGGTATCAGTTCAACCTGGTGGAATTACTCAAGATGATCTGGAGATACGGCCTTGGAGAGAGGGGGTTGCTCGAAGTGGTGACGCCTCTGCCGCCACCGCCTCCAGGGATGCCCGGCATGGGTGGCGCCCCTCCAGGAATGCCGGGCATGGGGCAACCACCAGGGATGCCCCAAGGGGCTCCAGGAGGGCCCCCAGGTGGTCCTGGCTCTCCAGGGATGCCACCAGGCGGACCGGGGGGGACGCCTCGCCCTGGGCCTCAAGGAGCACCACCAGGGCCTGCGGTGCCTGGACTGGCTCCACGGCTGCCCTCTGTAGCGAATGGCATGAGAAGGTAGGGCTATGGATCAGCGTATACATGACGTACTCAAGGAGTTTCCGGGTGAGGAGGCGCCGTTTCAGGCGCGCATGTTTGCCGAGCCCATTACCAATCTGGCGCTGGCGGTAGCGCAGCAGTTGGACAGTGATAATGGCGCGGCCCTGGCGCTGACGGTGGCGGGATTACAGGCCTTACATGCGGCGCTGACGTATTTTGTCGAGGCCAAAGAGTTGCTCATGATGGATATGCCCTCGGTGCCCGCCTTAGTGGATCATATAGAGGCGAAGGTCGAGGAGCGTGAAGAGGAGTTTATCTAGTGGAGAAGCAGGCAGCAGGGAGCAAGAAGCATGAAGTTGGGATTCCCATTCCTGCTACTTGCTCCGTGCTACTCGCTACATCACGACCGAAGGGAGTGATCCAGTGGCTGAAGAGCAGGAGGCCGATCAACTGGCCAAGGTGCAGGAGTATATCCGCGGCGAGGTAAATCAGTATCTGCAGCAGACGGCCGCAAATATGCCGGTACAGCAACCAACGATGACACCGCAACAGGCGGCCTATAACCAGGTCGGGCAGTATATCAATCACTTTACCCAACCGGGCATTCAGTATGCTCAGCATGTGGCGGCAGACGCCAAAGACTACAGCGATTTTTATGCCCGCCATCCCGAGGCCAGGGAGTATCAAGACCAGATCGAACAGACGTTTCAGGTGCTGGCGGCCAATAATCGCCCGACGGTGCGCGACGATTGCTACCGCTACGTGCGCGGGCGCGAACTGGAAGCCGATCCGCAGGCGTTTCTCACCAAGGAGAGGCAGAGGCAAGAGCGCGCCTTAGAACGCGCCAACTATGCTGGCGATATGGGCGCCGGGAGTGTCGGGAAGGAAAAGGCCGACGCGCTGTTTGCAAATTTCGATCAGCTCAGTTTGGAAGACATGGAGAAACGGCTGGAAGGGATTACGTTTTAGGGCGTTGCACGTGGATGAAGGCGTGATTGTGTAGGGCAAGCTGGAAAAGGACAGCCTATGAGACATTGGAGCAGCCAGATGTAAACCCTGGAAAAACTGAAAAGGATACAATACAATTAACCTTAAATTTCTCATAGGTGATTGAATGCCCGACGCTTACTCGACCTTTGCGGCTCTTGCAAATGACGCCCCAAATGTCTATATCACGGCCAAAATGATCGAATTGCTCAATCGTATCCTCGTCCTTGATAAGCTGGCGGACTCCTACCCGCTTGAGCAGAAGAACTCTAAGACGCTGCGCGTTGTACGTGTCGAACGTCTATCCTTGCCAACCACGCAATTAGTTGAAGGGGTGACGCCGTTTACTAATGCGCTCACCCTGACCAACGTGGATGTAGTCACGGAACAATGGGGAATAGTTGCATTACTCACGGACGTAGTTGAATTAACAGTGCGCCATCCGATGTTGAACATCGCCGTAGAGCGCGTGTCGATGGCCATGAAAGAAGCGGCCGAGCGTGAAGACGCCCAGGTGCTCATGGCCGGTACCAATGTCACATATCCGGGCGCCAATGTGGCGCGCTCGACACTCGCCTCGACAGATGTGTTTTCTACTGCCCTGGCCATTACCATCAACGCCAAGTTGGAGATGCGCGGGGCGCCGAAGTATATGCCAGATGGGCAGTATATGGGCGTCTTTCAGCCACCGCATAAGGCCGCTGTGCTGGCGTCCGATCAGACGTTTCAGCAAGCCAGCAATTTCGCGCGTGTGGCCAAGTTGGAATATGGCTATGTCGGGCCGTGGATGGGCATTGACTGGATTCTCGGCAACTTTCTGCCCATGTATGTGGGCGTGGTGGCACCCGATGGTGCAGCCATAACCGCCTTAAAGGGCCAATATACCGCCTCCACCACGGGTGGATCGCTGGCCTCTGGCAACTATCAGATAAAGATTGTGGCGCGCGAGGTGACCACCAACTATGAGCGCCGCATCTCGCAGCAAACCGCCAACATTGCGGTGACTGGCCCCACTGGCTCCATTGCCGTGGTTCTGCCGTCTTCCACCAATTACGTCTATGACATCTACATGACTTTAGTGAACGGCGCTACGGCCTATAGAGTGGCCACTCTGCAAGCGGCCTCGTCTACCTTCACCATTCAAACGGCCCCGGCTGGCACCGAAGCCGTTGCCCCGGTCTCCCCGGCTACCGGCGTCAGTGTCTATCCCGGCTTTGTGTGTGGTCGCGGGGCCTTTGGGACCGCAGTCCTCAACGGCATGAGCCTGCAAACCTTCGTCACGCCTAAAGGCCCTTCTGACTCTGACCCCCTGGTACAGCGCCGCAAGGTGGGCGCCAAATTCATGCGTAAATCGTTCATCCTCGACAATGCATTCTTAGAGCGCTTTGAAACATCTAGTGCCCTAGCGGCCACCATTCCCGCATAGCGGGAATGGAGAAGCAAGAAGCTTAGAAGCAAGGAGCAAGAATATGGCGGAGGCTGTACAGGTGACAGGGGATCCGGAAACCTGGGAGGCAATGCCGCTTTCTGACCCGGCGGCTGAGCCCACGGTGGTTCATGTCCTCATGGCGCATTATGCCTCGGGGTTTTGTGCTGGGGTGTTTAGTACGAGAGAACAGGCTTTAACGTGCGCCGGGCTGAATCCATCTCTGGGCTATAGCATAGTGGCGCGGGCACTGGATGGGGGTATGTTGTTGCCACAGAGGCCTTAAAAGCAGTGGTTAGTGATTAGTGGTTAGTTATTAGTAAAGACAAAACTACTCCCCAACTAACCACTCCATGCCTCCCCTAACCACTAACCACATCACGAGCGAAGCGAGTGATTCAATGGCCAGGACCAGTATATCCATTGCTGAAGCACTGGAAGTGCTCACGGCGGCGGGGATTGAACTAGGACGTATTCCTAGACGGCTGCCACAAGAGCCCCCCGTGCCAACGGAGATGAGACCCCCCAAGCCAAAGAAGCAGGAAGCGGGAAGCAAGAAGCCAGGAGGAGAGCCTACGAGGGATTGGAGCGACTATCCACCCCGGCCTCTCGTAGAGGAAGCACGGGCCAATGCCAGAGGCCAGCGCCCACGGACGATTACGCTCTACGCTAAGCACTCTATTGCCTCTGGCGAGCCGCAACAACTGCTTACGTTTGGGCCAGGCAAGTGTACGGTGCCAGCCCATCTGGAAGGGGCACTCCTGCACCAGGACATGCTGGCCAGAGAAGCCGACGCGCGTCTCCTTGAAACGACGCAGCGCCATTACCTGATTGTCAGGCGCGCCAATGGCTCCGGGCATAGTCAGGCAGTGGGCCTGCAAGTGACGCCGGAGACGCTCGACAATATCGGCTTACTTGACCAGCGCTTTTTACTCTAGAAGCATGGAGCAGGAAGCATGGAGCAGGAATATTCTCCCCATGCTTGCTTCCTGCTCCTTGCTTCTTGCTACGAAGGACATCTATGCCGGTGCGTATGGCGCTCACCAAGGCCACTGGGCAGGGTGAGCAAATTGTCATTGATGTATGCCAATGGAATCCGGTAACGGGTGAGATCGTCCATCCGCGTGTGGCTGATATGCAGGCCCTCTTTGATGAGGTGCTGGCACAGGCCGATGTACGCCTGATGGAGATGAATACCCGTATGCTCGAGGCTTACGGACTGGAAACGTATTTTGCCCCTGCCATCTGGAGCAAAATTGTCGCCCTGCTGGACATTCTGGCGGGGAGGCAAGATGCCGGGACGGTGGCCAGGCGCTGGCAATCCGAAGTCGAAGAAAATGCCGCTCTGGAGGCTGGACGCTTGCAAGCCCATGAGGCGACGAAAGCCCCCCAAGGCGCCCAGGTGTGTAAGGAATGTACCTGGAGTAGCGCCGCTTTAGGCATGTCGTGGTGTCGGCCCTGTATGCTGCGTCTGCATCGTGATATTGGCGATTATCTGGCTTTAGAAGCCGGTTACTATGAGGAGCAGGAAGCATGAAGCGTGATCGAAGAGAAGCGGGAAGCAGGAAGCCAGAAGCGAGAATGGGACTCCCAACTTCCTGCTTCCTGCTTCCTGCTCCTTGCTTCTTGCTGAGAAGCGGGAAGCAGGAAGCCAGGAGCGAGAATGGGACTCCCAACTTCCTGCTTCCTGCTTCCTGCTCCTTGCTTCTTGCTTCTTGCTTCTCAGCACTCCCTTTGGTCGTGCTGACATGATGCAACGCCTCTCTCCTGACGCTTTAGGCATGATGCTCCACTGGCCACTTTTTAAGCGCATGGTGGCGTTTGGGCGTGCACACAACCCGGAGATTCCCGCTGAGCCGGTGGTGACGGCATGGCTCACACGGTTTTACGCTGGCGCGCCGGATGTGTATGTGCTGGTTGACCTGGATGATACAAAGGGTATTACTGCCCATGTTTACGCCGAGATTCAGGATCTCTACGGCGTGCGTGTGATGCATGTCTACCAGGTGTGGCAAGACAAAGCCGACCTGTCCAGGTTGGACGAGACCATAGAATGGCTCGAAAAAACCGCCTACTCGCAGGGCTGCACACTGGGGACCGCCATGATTCACCAGCGCCATACACGGGCTTTCCAGAAACGCTATGGCTACACCTCTACACGCACCGTAATTACTAAACACTTGAGTGCGCCTGAGGAGAACGATCATGGGTGATTTGGTCTCAAGCATTCTTGGGGGAGCCAAATATACCACCCAAACGACTGCGCCCGATCCACTCTCGCAACTCCAGAATACACTGCGCTATAACGAATTAGCCCTGATGAATCAGACCGTTGAGCCAGCGCAGCTTTACGGACCACCGCAAAGTGTCTATGAGGCATACCAGGCCGATCCGCGCGTGCAAGACCTCTACAACCAGGCCCAGGGCTATCTCGGCGCCATTCCCGGCTACCAGCAAAACATGCAGAACATTGCTGGCCAGATGGCGCAGTATCCACAGCAGATGCAGCAAATTGCCCAGGGGCTCGGACCCTACCAAACCTACACCGGCCAACTAGCGCAAGACATGTGGAACACGCAGCAACAGATGGCCGACTATTCGAAGGCCTATAACGTGTATTTGAATCAGTTAGTAAGTGGCGCCCGCGGTGCCCCTATGGGGGCCATGAGTGGCGGCGGGGGATTTGGTGGGGCAGGCGGCGGTGGGGGTGGCTACGGCGGCGGCTCGTGGCGTGGTGGTGACGGTGGCTACGGCGGCGGCGGCTTTACCCCCGGCCCGGGCGGCGGCATGACCATGGATCAGTATAAGGCCATGGGGACGACTGGCCTGGGCGACTATGTGAAACAAATCCTCGGGCCACAACTCACCCAGGGCTTTGCCGCCGAAGGCCTGGGGGCTTCAGGCGCCGCCCAGGAAGCCCTGGCCAAAGGCACCGCGCAAGTCGCGGAAGATTTTATTAAAACCTTACCCGCCGCCGCCGAGCAATTAGGCATGCTGCCCTACCAGCAGGGCCTAGCGGCTAGCCAGGGGAATTTATATGGCGCCCAGGGACGCTTGGCAGGCGCCCAGGCTGGCCTGGCGGGGGCGCAAGCGGGCTTAGCCGGCGCCCAGGCGCAGCACATTGGCGCCATGACCCCCTACGAACAGGCCCTCATGGGCGCCCAGGCTAATATGCAAATGGCCCAGATGGGCCTTCTTGGCATGCAGCCCCTGATGCAGCAGTACAACATGCAGCAGGGCGTCATGCAACCCATCCAGCAAGCCGCCAATCTGCAGCTCGCCCAGCTGCAACCATGGCAGGCCGCGTATCAGGCCACCGCCGGGCAACTGGCCCCGTATCAAGCCATGGGGCAATTAGGTCTCCAGGGATCGCAGGCCACGCAGGGCTTAATGTCCATGGCCGATTATCAGCGCTCACTCAACGAGCAAAATCTCATGCGGCAGCAACAGATGGCCTTAACGGGCCTGACCGGCATTCCGTATAATCCGGGCTCGGTGCAGACTGGTGTCCAGCGACAACCGCCGCTGTTTGGCTTTTTTGGCTATGGTTAGCGGAGAGAAGGAGTAAACCATGGGGAATTTAGGCGGTGATGCCATGGGCGGGTGGAATCAAGGCATGGCACAGGCGCTCGGCTATGGCTACGGCATGCCGACTCTCGCAGCAAACGTGCCGGGAGGGAGCAAGTTCGGGGGGTACGGGACTGGCCCGGACTACGCAAGCATGGTCGGTGGCAACACCGGCAGTCAGGGAAGCGGCGCCTGGACGGGCCAGGGGCTGCCTCCTGGACTGGGCGCGGCGTCGGGTGGGACCGCTGGCGGCGGAGATGGCGGCACTGGCAGTCCCAGCTGGTATAGTGCGCTGGGCGGCGGTGGCGGCTATGGCGGTGGGTATGGTGGCGGCGGGGGTGGTGGCTACGGCGCGTATGGCGGCTATGGCGGCGGCCTGGCTGGCCTGGGCTATCCCCCCTCCTATGGCTATGGGGCGGCCCTGCCCATGATGCCGGGTGGCATGGGGGCTATGGGTGGGCAGCGTTTCTCCCCCCTGTGGAGCATACCGCCTGGCCAGGGCGGCAATTTGGGCGGCATGGGCGGCGGCCCCCCTGGCCAGGGGCTAGGCGGCATGATGGGCGCCATGCAGCAACTCGCAGCGATGACGCCCGAACAGCGCCAGGCCATTGCCAACTCGCCAGCCGGCACGTATTGGGGCGACTGGCAGCAACGCTATAGCCAGATGAGCCCGCAGATGCAACAGAGTTTGAATACGCTCAATACCGCCATGACGGGCGGCAATGCCTACGGGCAAAATCCCATCTCGCCGTACTGGGGCCAGGTGGCCAAAAACTGGCGCGCTATGACACCCGAACAGCAGCAAAATCTTGATGTCACGCCCGGCAGCTACTGGGGCAATATCCAGAGCCAATACAATCGCTTCTCACCAGAGACGCAATCCATGATGCAGCAATACTTTGGCTAAGGAGCCACGATGCCACTGACGGACTTTCTGGGCCGAGCAGTGAAATCGCGCCCAGCGCCGCAGCCGCCCATGCCGGTGCGCATGAACAATCCGCTCAACATCAAAGTCGGCGGGGCGACCAAAAAATGGATCGAAGACGGCCTGGCCCAAGTGGGCGAGCGGGCCCAAGATGGTGGGCGCTTTCTCCATTTTACGTCGCCGGAGGTGGGCCTTAGGGCGGCTCAGGACTTGCTCACTGGCCCGGTCTATAACGACCTCAGCCAGGGCGAGGCGTTAAAGAAATGGTCCAATAATGGTTACGGCGCCGACATTGTGCAGGGCGTTGACCCGCAGACCACAGTGAGTCAACTGACGCCCGCTGAACTGGCGCAGACGCTCGCCGCCATGCGGCAGAGGGAAAGCGGCGGGTCCGGCGAAGGCGCCCAGGCGCCGGTTCCCTTTGATGACATCGACCAGGCAGCCAGAATGCCACTCTAAAGCAGTGGTTAGTGGTGAGTGATTAGTGGTTCGTTGGGGAGATATACGGGGTAATATGGTTTTTCTTTACTAACCACTAACCACTCAAAACTAACCACATCGCGACTCGAAGAGGAGTGATGCAATGGCGCTGTTTGATTTTCTTGGCAACCCGGTGGGCGTGGGCAATATGACGTGGGGCCAGCTTGCTTCTCGCTCCGCGCTTCCTGCTTCTCCTACTCCCTGGATGCCCCCGCCCCAAATGGGCGCGCAGTTCATGCCGCAGGTGCCAGGCGCCACGCCGATGCCGGGCTCGCCGCTCGCCCCCATGGGCGGCGGTGGCGGGAACACCATGAAGGACATTGGCACGGTGCAGGATATCTCTAAGATGCTGGGCGGGGCAGGGACTGGGACGGCGGCTTCAACGAGCGCGGCGGCCATGGCCAATGCGGCGGATGTGGGGATGATGAGTGGTGAGGCGGCCCTAGGCGGGGCTGGCGCGGCGGGGGCCGCGGCGCCCTCGCTCTGGAGTCAGATTGCTGAGTGGTTACTGGCGCTGATCTAGGGGATGAGCATGGCGGACGATCAAGACACTGCGGCACTTGACGAACAGTGGACAGCGCCTTTTCCGTGGCTCACCCAGCCGGGGCAGGCCTGGCCTAGCGATGTGCCAAGACCAGCGCCACGGACGCAACCGTATAGCCCGCCAGACGGCAGCACTCCTGTGCCTCAGGCACCATCTGCGCCGCGTCTGAAGGGACTGGACGAAACGCAGCTTGCCACGCGGGATATGACTATTGACGCCGCCCAACGTCATGGCGTGGACCCTGCGACGGCGCTGGCGATGGTGCATCAGGAAAGTGATTACGGCAAGAATATCGTTGGGCAACTGGGTGAGCGCGGCCCGTTTCAAATTATGCCAGCGACGGCCAAGCAGATTGTCCAGTGGCATAACGCCACGTCAGACGAGAAATGGACCACCGACCGCGTACTCAACGATGCGCCGACCAATATTGACGCGGGCCTCTATTACTATAAGACGTTACTGACGCGGACTGGCAACGAAGGCCAGGCGCTGAAGCTCTACAATGGCTCGAATGCGTATGTCACAGCCGTGCTCAACAAAAAACCGGCGGAGGCAGCGGCACTCGCCAGCGGGCCGTCTGTGGCGAGTGCCGCCGATGAACGCGCCGCCCGCGCCGCCGTCGAGCAAAAACGCGCCGCGATGCAGGCCGGTACGAACGGTGGCGCGCCTCTGGGGAGAAGCGCGGAGCAGGAAGCAGGAAGCAGGAATGGGACAAGTGGGGGCACCACGGCTATTCCTGCTCCTAGCGCCGCGGCTATTCCTGCTTCTAGCTCCGCGCTTCCCGCTTCTTCCTTCACGCCACCAGCCTGGACCGGCGCACCGGAAGGCCAGGGCATCGCAGCAGGTGAGCGCGGTCTGGAATACGGCGGCGGCGCGCCAAGCTATAAAGCTACCCGGCAAAGTGATGCTGCGTTTGTGCAATCACTTGTGAACAAGCCCAGAGGCGGACCCTTTGAAGGCATTGGCACGATACCCTTACTCATTGGCCTCATAGCGGCGGCTAATGGCCAGTTTGGGCCGCTGGCCGCCATGATGGAGCAAACGCGCAAGACGCAACAGGCGGCCACCATGCAACCGCTGCTCACGGAAATTTCGAGACGCCAGGGCGCAGGGGATTATGCGGGGGCCTTACAACTGGGCGAGATGGGTTTCGGGGCCTTAGAGGGCCGCGCGCCAGAGGCGGCCAAAGATCTGTCTACGACACTGCAAAGCATTCGCAAAAACCGCAATGATCTCCAAACCGTGCGCCAGACGCTGCAAGGCATGGAAGAGGGCGGCTCCATGACCAGCATGAATCCCTATTATCGCCAATTGAAGGCCATACAAACCATGGCCGACAAGGGCGATATTGGCTCCGCCGCCGCCGCTCTGAATCTGCTCAACGAGACCAAGAATATCCAGGTGCAGACCGGGCCTGTCGCTACCCGCTTTATTGCGCCCGGCACGCAGCAGGTCGTCACCATTGCCAATCAACAAATGTTCGATCCAGAGCAAAACAAAGGGTTGGCTTGGGAAACCACGCTTGGCAAACTTAAACTCACGCCGGACCAGGCCACTAAGATACTCACCCATCAGGTAGGGCCGGTGCTCAATGCGGATGGCGTGGATATGAATACCCCAGAAGGAGACAACCAACTTCGTACCCTGCTGGCCAATAACCGGGCTTTCCAGGCCAGGATAGAACAAGCCTCGAAGATACCGCTCTCTGACGCTGACGCTGAGGTAGCGGGCAAAATGGGCATCCCGCAGGAACGCATCTTGACGCGCGATTTCACGCCTGAGGAATGGAAAGTCCTCTTTGATGCGCGCGCCGAAGCAAGTCAGATGGCACAAACGGGTATCTTCCGGGCCAAACGCGAGGAATGGCCGAAAACCCCCAGCGCGCAGCTCCCAGACCAGGCAATTATTGATCCGCTCACGGGCCAGGAGCGCATGATGTGGACTCCCAACGATATGCAGGCCCATGCCGACGCGGCCGATAAAGAGCAAGGCCAACTGGTGCAACGCACTAATCTGCCGCAGATTTACAAATTAACTCAGTTACGTAATCGCTTAAATCAACTGGAAACAATCTTGAATGACCCTGGAATGGCGGACATTTCGGACCCCATTGGCGGCTTTCGCCAAAAGCTCGTGGGCGAGGCTAACCGGCGCTTTCCTCTCTCGGATGAGGTGTCGGTACGGCAGTCCATGCAGGATCTGGCCTCAGGACCACTACAAGCCTTTCTCAATGAATCAAAGCAAGGCAAGCAATACCAGGGGGCGCTCAATACCTTACTGAATGACAATATCAGAAAAGATGTGGCCATTAAACAACTGGGCATTCTGCGCAATGCCATTCAGGACGATCTCAATATGTATTCTGTGATGGCGGCGCCTGGCATCCCAGCCCAATCTGCACCGCCAGGGCCGGCTGAAACAACCATTGTCAAAGGAACGAAGATTCACTAATGCCTCCACGATCAAGCGGCCAGAGCGCTGATAGCGCCATTCAAATGGGTTTTCAAGATAGCACTGGCAAGGCCTGGATGGTCTTCTCCACCACCGGCGCGCCAGTATCCACCCAAGCCATGAGCATTGCCGCGAAACAGGCCGCCCAGGGCAAGCCTATTCCTTCTGGCCTAGCCGTGGAACCCGCGACCATAGACAGCCAGGGCAATTATTCGCCCTCGACGCAAGGCGGCATGATGCGGGATACCCTTAATAGCATGCAGGCCAAGGCGCAAGAGTTGGGGGCCCCGCTGGATTCACCTACACCATGGGGTGGGCCGGTGGTCCAAAAACTCTGGCAACTGATAAAACAGGCACCAGGGGCGGTGGCGCAGACGGTCGGCACACCGGAAAATATCGGTGGCTTGGTGGGCGGCGTGGTGGGGGGCCTCGCCGGTGGTCCAGAAGGCGCCCTGCTTGGCACGCTCACCCGCGTCGGACTGACCGGCGGCGGTGTCGCCTTGGGACGCCTGGCGGGCGGCGCCATGGCGGGCGCGCCACCGGATTTACCTACCGCCGCCGTGCAGGGCGCCATGGCGGGCGCCACTGGGGGGGCGCTCGAACTCACCAACTTCTTTATGAATCAATACCTCACCGCGCCATGGGTGCGCAACAAGTTGGCCACTGATTTAGTGCAGATGGCCCAGGAGGAACATCCAGGCCTGGCGACTGATCCCCGGCTGTTTAATGCCTACGGCGCCTCTGGTGCCAAACAGTGGCAAGGCATTGCCCAGAAGATGGGACAGGCCTTACAAACCGATGCCGAAGTCTCGACGCATGAACTTACTGCCAATCTCATGAACGACATTCAACAAAATGCCCAGGCCGTCTATGCCGGGAAAGTGCCGGAAGACTTGCTCACTCAAGCCACCCAAAAAGCCTTAGTCAGCAACTCCCAGGCCGCTATGGGCGCCTATAAGAACTATTTAAACGATGTCGCCAATGGGAAAGACGTCAAACCCCTTATCGAGCTCTTCCTGCCCTATAGCAAGAAGGCCAGCGATCTCATTGCCAAAGATACGGCAGGCTTTCTTGATGAGCCGGGCGTCAACAGCGTCGTGCAGCAGACCTTTACGGATTATGCCAAGAGCCAAGAGCATACCGTCGCAGGAGCACAGTTTCTCGATCTCCTGCGGCAATCTGGGCAAAAGGGGGGGTTTGATCCTCAAACACTCTGGCAGCTAGTGAAGACAAAATATCTCCAAGATCCAGACAGTCTCACGGGCCGCATGGGCCAGCTCTTAGAAAATAACCCCATGGCGCAACCCATGACGCCAGGGGCTGGACTGGGGAGTAAATATCTGCCGCAGTGGGCGCAACAAGTCCAGCCTAATGTGCTCTCTGGCAATATGCCCAGCAATATGCCACTAGCCGGCCGCATCGTGAGCCAGGGGATAGGCCCCGCCGAAGGCGCCGTGAGTGCAGCGTCCGGACCGGTGAGTGAGTCAGCGCTCAAGACATTTAGCGGCAACGAACCAGAGAGGTAACCATGCCGCTCTCCAACCTCGAAGCCGGCGCCCAGCCGCTCGCCATGTTCCAACTGCCCACCAAGGGCGTGTGGAAATATACCAGCGCCCATCTGATTCCCCCGGACGCGCTCGCCGATGTGCAAAACATGTTCTTATTCCGCGGCAAACTACGCCCACGGCCCGGTATGACCGATGTGACGTTCTCCTATGGCTCGGGGAGTACCAATCCCATTCTAGGCGGGGCGTTTTTTATCGGCGGCGCGGGTAATAACCGCGTGGTCGCCATCTCGCGCACCGAATGCCGTGAAGTGACCGGCATCCCCGGTACCTTCGCCACCACCTCCACCGGTACCTATGCCGCCAATGACAACAAAGTGCTGGAATTCGATCTCATGTTTGAAGGCGCCAACTTGCGCGGTGTCATGGCCGATAACGCCTCGCCGCTGCTGCAATATCAAAATACCCTGGGACTCTCTACCATGACCGCGAGTCAGGGCACCATTCCCACCAATGTACAAAGCCTGTGTATCGCGGCGCAGCGTGTCGTCTGTCTCATTGCCGCCGGCGGCAATGCTAGCTACGCGCAAGACACCCTCATCTGGAGTGCGGTCAACGATCATACCGGCTGGCCCGCCCTGGCCTATGCCCCCGCCAATGCGACCCAGGATATCGGCACGTGTGTGCGGCAATTAGGCAGTATTGGCGCCGCCATCTATAAAAAGCGCAGTATCTATGTGGTCCGGGCTCGCCCTGGCACCGATGCCTCAGCCTTTAGTCTCTCCGAACCGTTCAAAGCCGAAGGCCCGGCCGGAGCGCATGCCCTCGTGCCCATCGAGGGCCGCCATATTTACATGACCGAGAATGGCCGCTTAGGCATCTTCGACGGCACGCGCTACCCGGTCTGGTTTGCCGATCATTTATGGCAGTATCTGCAAGAGGATATTGACCACACGTACGCCTATAAAATCCTCGGTGTCTATAGCTACCGGCATAAAGCCATCCTGTTTTTCTATCCGCGCGCCTCCGATGGTACCGGCGCCCTGGTCGGCCTGGTCATGGTGACCATTCCGCCGATCGAGATGGCCGCCGATCCACTCCTCCAGAGTGCAGCCTGGCTCGGCGTGACCAGCAATCCCCCCACTTTTGGGCTCACCGTCTTCCCATCCGCGACTGAGCCACAAACCATGCTGTTTGATGCCTCGCGACGCATCTGTTACTTCGACCAGGCGGCCACGAGCGATGTGGGCGCCGCCTTTACCGGCTTTCTGCAGACGCCACTCATCCCTATCCCTGGCTTAGTCACCCAGCAAATCAACGTTGAGACGTTCTTAGAACGCCTGGCGGGTTACGGGACGGTGCAGTTGCAGTTGGTCACCAACAATATGCTGGATTCGTTACTTGGCACGCTGAGTGGGTTGCAGAATATTGATCTCACCCAAACGCCGGTCCGGGAGTATTATGGCTTCAACACGCCGGCGCGTTTTGTCGGTATTCGCCTATCCTTCACCAGCACGTCGGCGCGGCCATTCTACGCCGGCGCCGGCCTCTACGGCCGCACTACGCTCCCCAATGGGCAACCGGCAAGGGGCTAAGCATGAGTCAATATATCTATGATCCGCCCATGTCGATCGGCATGGTGGACTATGATCTCTACAACGTCGTCGATTGGTTGTGGAAGGCCATGGTACCGACGGTGGATCAGCTCTATACGACGCTCAATGACCAACAAACGCAGCTCACCTCACAGCAACAGCAACTGCAAACCCAACAAAATCAACTGCAAACCCAGCAAAATCAATTGCAGGCGCAGCAAGACGCCATGAACAACGCGCTGACGCAGGAAGCCGTGAATCTGACGCTCACGGGTAACGGGTTTGTCAGCGCGCCCACGGTGACCGCGGTGTATCTCCGGCAAGGCCGCATGGTGACGCTCACCTTTCCCTCGCTGAGCGCCTTAAGTAACGCTAACACCTTTACCATTACCGGCCTGGGTACGAGCCGAGCGCCGGCGACGACCATCTATCAACTGGTCTGGGGACAAGATAACGGCACTGCGACGCTGATATACCTGCAACTGGATTCGACGGCGGTCATTTCCTGTGCGCGCTGGAATGTCAACGTCATCGACACGGGTCCCACGCCCGGCTATATGACCGCTGTCGCCTGGACCACCTCAGGCTCCAAAGGCATTGCCGGCACGACACTGGTATGGGCCCTGCCGTGAAAGGTGTTCAACGTTTTTTCAATGTTGGAAAAGGTAACTAAATGTGAATCGCTATTCTCGTGACCAGATATGTAACGTGGCCCTAGACGTCGCACAACTGCCGAACCTTGATGTACATGATAGACCTAATGCACCTACTATAGCAGCAGGAGCATTTTGTATCCAGTGGTTACAGGATATACTGGACTACTATTATCACATGTGTCCGTTCTCGGCCACCATTGCGACCGCCACCACGGTCATTCCCCAGGCGCAGGACTGGTATCTCTTACCGGCGGATTTTATCCTTGATGTCCGCAACGGCGCCCTGGTGCAGACGATTGCGGGCGATCCGCTCAGTTATAAAAGAGCCGTCCGTGTCCCCTTGCAAAAGTGGTTAAACCGACAGATCAGCACCCAGAAATCCGTGGGTGTTCTCTATCCGAGCTATTACTGCATTTTTGGCGACGATGGCGTGCCCACGGCCAGGCAGCAGCGTATTCACTTTACGCCGGATCCCAGTGTTGCCGTATCGACCATTTTGTACTACTATCAGCTACCGCCCATTCTCACCGCCAACGACAAGCCGAAATTCCCCAATGACTACGTGTGTATCGAGTATGTACGCATCCGCGCCTTAGAATGGGCCCGCGTCTATGATCCGGGGACGGCGCAGAAGTTTGCCGAGAAGGTGGTGGCGGGGATGAAGGCCGCGGGGCTCATGAACGAACCGGAAGACGATGAGATTCCCTTTGATGAACTGACGTTCAGGAAGCGCACCAGCCAGGCGCTGTTGTCGCAGAATACGTATGCGTGGATGGGACCGTGATGGAAAAGGAGCAGGAAGTAGGAAGCAGGAAGCACGAAGTTGGGAATCCCATTCTCGCTCCTCGCTCCATGCTTCCCGCTTCTCCCCTAAAACCCATACCATTGCAGGCCTATTTTGCCGATTGCTGCTTGCCGCATTGTCCGTCTGCTGGCAATGTGCACCAGCACGTCCTGCCACACCAGCGACGCATCCTGGATAGTCGGGCCGATTATGTGTACTGCCAGGGCGGCGTAGGGTCGGCCAAAAGCGAGGCGTTTGCCGCCAAAGTGGTGCGGCTGGCGCTGGGTGTCGAAAAGAATATCGGCGTGGTGTGCAGGAAGGATTATAAGCTGCTCTATAAAAGCTCCTGGCTGGCAGTAAAGCAGGTCTTAGCGCGCTTGCATGAGCGGCACTATATCCCCAAGCCCGTCTATAGTGACAAGCGCCAGGGCGACTATACGACCATTACGCTGGCCAATGGCTCGATCATTTATGCCATGCAGGGCAAGGCGTGGCAGGAGGGCTTAGGGCCGTCCTACGGGTTTTTCTGGGTGGATGACGCCATGGAGAGCCTGGAGGAAATGTTTGTAGGGACGGATGTGTCAGCCGGGCTGCTGTCGCGTCTGCGCCTACCGCATGTGCGCTATCACCAGGAAGGGAGTGAGGTGGTGAACCGCCTCCAGGGTCTGGTGTCGTCTAATCCACCGCCGGTGGGGCACTGGCTGCATAAACTCTTTGGCAAGGAGCCGGGCGAGTACGCCTTAGGTGTGCACCGGGTGGAATGGCTGCAGACGGCGACGGTGGACAACCCATTTCTTGGACCCGAGTATGCCAAAGGGCTCATTGCCGCACAGACCCGCATGGGGCGCCATCTCAACGTCGCCAGGCGGGTGATTTACGGCGAAAGTATCCCGGCCTACGGTGGTCAGGCCGTGTTCCCGCAGTTTAGCCACGCGCGCCATGTCGGTATCTACCGTTACGATGCTGCGCTGCCACTGGTCTTGGGGTGGGATTTTGGGCTGCATCATCCGGCCGTCGTCTGCGCCCAGCTGCTCCGGTGTCAGTACGGCACGCAACACTATTTTAGTATCTCGGAAATCGCCGACGCCTTTTCTCTCACCGTGCATTCGCTCTGGGAAGATCATGTGCGGCCGCATATGCGCGAGCGCGGTTACGACAAGCATAACCTCGTACTCCATGCCGGAGACCGTGCCGGCTGGCGCAATGTGTCCACCTCCCGCGATCGCCGCGGGGACATGAAAATTCTCAAGGAAGAGTACAATTTACACCCCTTTCGCTACAAAGAACTGAACCTGAATAACAGCCTGCAATACATGCGGCATTTGCTGGACCCCAAGAAACCATGCCGCTGTGGCCGGGAACTCGTGGGCTTTGACCAGCTCGGTTGTCCGGTCTTGATTGGCGCCCTGGAAGGGGGCTATAAATATACCAAAACGCGCCAGGGGCAAGTGTCCGACAAGCCATTTGAGGACCGCTACTTTGCCGATGTGGCGTGCGCCTGGCGCTACGGCGCGGAAAACTACGTGCGCTTTGGCGTCCCCTGGGAGATGCGCCTTCCTACCACGGCAGAAGTGGACGAGCCGCGCCACTTTTCTGGCTTTGGCCACCGCGAACTCCCCTGGGAATGGATGAACGACCGCGACATGGCGCAGCTTGTCAGGCAGTAGCGAGGAGCAGAAGCAGGAAGCCAGAAGCCAGAAGCCAGAAGTCCGAAGTCCCATTCGTGCTTCGTGCTTCCTGCTTCTTGCTTCTCCTCAGGAGCAAGGAGCGCGAAGTGGGAGAAGCAATGCAGCATAAAATCTCGTCATGGAACCAGGTATATAAGGAGGTGTGCGCCTCGATGTATAGCGTGAGTGCAGCCTGGAATAGGCGCTGGCCTGTCTTGGGTGGCAACGCAGCGGAACCTGACGTAGAAGAAGAAGAGGAGCAAGAAGCCGGGAGCGAGGAGCAAGAAGCCGGGAGCGAGGAGCAAGAAGCCGGGAGCGAGGAGCAAGAAGAGGACGAGGAGGCGCCAGAAGAAGTGCCCGAAGACGTGCCCGAAGAGGTGGAAGATGGAACCATCAGAGATGGAGAGCCCGGCGGATACCGTTATAATGCTTTCCTCTAATGTCATTGCCACCGTCATGGAGGCGTATTTTAACGCGGAGCTGTTCCGCCATCCAGTCGCCATCGTGGATTTACGCCCGACGGAGACGGGCTATATGTTCTCGCTGGCGCTCTCCGGGCCAGAGGCCGCACTACGGGCGCCAGCCGGGCTGGAGAGGCACAATGGCCGTGATGCGCGGGGCAGGTTCACCGCGCGCGAGATGTAAGGAGATAACCATGCCAGTTAAAGAGGGCGCTGAGAAGGTATACGGACGTATCGTCGGGTCCATGATTAACCGCGGGCACACCCAGGCGGACGCCAAAAAGATTGCCGATAAGGCCACCAGTAAGCGCGGCGTCAACGACAAAGGCCTGACGCCGGCGCGGGCCGGCAATATCAAGACCAAAGATCAGGGGCCTTCGGAGGCCCAGAAACAAAGTCCATCACCGTACGGCTCGAATACCTACGGCGGCGGCATCGGTACAGACGCCAAGACGGCGCCTGGTTCTCTCACACAGCAACGGGTAGCGCCATCTAGTGCCACGGCGCCTGGACCAGGTCCGGGCAAAAGCGGGGAATACTGGTGTACCGATCCCACCACCGAGAAAGCCAACGTATGACCATCAAAACACGGCAGACGCTTATAGGTATCGCAGTAGCCATAGCCGTGGCTGCAGCGGGCGCCTTCCTGGTGCTCTCTCCCACCTCAAGCGATGGTCAGCCCACCACTACGGGCTCCTGTAAATATACGAAAATCAACACCCAGGGTGTCACCAATCAAGACATCACGGTGTCGAGCACGTCCGTGCCCATCCTCACCGGCAGTGCCTATCGCTGTAGCGGGCTCATCTACAACTCTGGCGCCGGGGATATGCGGTGTGCCCCGGATACCGCCTTTGTGCCGACCGCCTCGACCGGCATGCTCATTAAAGCCGGCGCCTCACTCACCTTATCCACCGGCGAAGTCACCAGACAATGGCAGTGTATCCGCACCAGTGCCGATACGAGCGCCAATATTATGGAAGTGTCAACGCAATAAGGAGTGCTCATGCGATTCTTGCTCCTTGCTTCCCGCTTCCTGCTTCTCCTCTGGGCGAGCGTCAGCTTCGCCCAGTCAGGCCCGATCCTCACGCCACCGCCTGGCGGTGGCGGTGGCGGTGGTGGCGTCACGGCTGTAGGCACCACCGTGCCTATTCTCGGTGGCACCATTACCACCACCGGCACGATTGCCTGCCAGGTGGCGTCTGCCACCATGGATGGGTGCTTGAGTAGTGCCAACTGGACGACGTTTAATAGCAAACAGGCCGCCGGCAATTACCTGACAGCTCTGACCGGGGATGTCACGGCGACGGGTCCAGGCTCGGCCGCAGCCACTCTTACTCCCACCACCGTCACGCCAGGATCGTATACCAGTGCCAATATTACCGTGGATCAAGCCGGCCGTCTCACCGCCGCGGCCAATGGTTCCGGTGGTGGTGGTGGTATCACCGCCCTCACCGGGGATGTGACCGCGACGGGTCCGGGCTCGGCCGCAGCCACCCTGGCCAATACGACCGTTATAGCAGGCACCTATACCAATACTAACTTGACCGTCGATTCTAAAGGCCGGATAACAGCAGCCGGTAACGGCAGTGGAGGTGCTGGGGGAGGCACTGTCACGAACGTGGCTACCGCCCTGCCGATTACCGGCGGACCCATTACCACGACAGGCACGATTGGCTGTCAGACGGCCAGTGGCACGCTGGCGGGGTGTTTAAGTAGTGCAGACTGGACGACTTTCAATACCAAACAGGCGGCGCTCACCTTCCCCATGACCTATGCGCAAGGTGGCACCAATACCACGACGGCCTGGACACCCGGCAGTGTGTTCTACGGCGGCGCCACCACGTTTGCCCAGGATAACGCCAATTTCTTCTATGATGCCACGAAACATCATCAGGCCCTGGGGACCACGAATACGGGGTCACGGCTGGTGGTAAGTGCCGGAGCCCTGACTGATTTAACCGACAGGTCATTGCCGGCGCAAGGCGCCACTACCAAAGTCGGCGGCATCTATGCCGCACCAGCGGCCGATATTACCGGCGGACGGTATCACCTCATTTCTGGCAATATCACCTCCGCGGACTCTGCCGGTGGCGAGCAGGTGACCATTTACGGCTCCGCCACCAGCAATACGGCCGGCGCCAAGATCTGGCCCCTGAATGTGCTCCTGGACATTCGCGCTGGCATGACCACGGGTGTCGGCTTAGGGCTCGAGGTGGACGTGAACAATGCCGGCTTCGATGCCACCGCCGCCAATCCCATCTGGGGCGTGCAGGTCTCTGGCATCAGCACGAAACGGGCCTTCGCCGCCCTGGGACTCGCCGGGGGCTCCTGGAAATACGGCCTGGGCTTCTTTAACAATGCCATGACCGGGGCCGATGCCTATCTCTACAGCGGGGACACGACCTATCCCGCCTACGGCATCAATTTCTCCACGGCCAATTTCGGGACCGCCGCCTTCAACAGTACCGGATTCAGTGTCAGCCCCGTGGGTGATACCGTCGTACGCTCCTTTAGCACCACGGCGAGCTCGCCCAGTTATTTCCGTGGCGCCAGACCAGCGCTGGCGGCGAACGCCGGCCAGATTAATATTACCGATACGGCCACCACCGTCGCGGTCGCTATGGGTGGGCAGATAGGCTTTTGCTACAAATATAACGGCACGAACGAGGCCTGCGGCGCAGAGATAGTTGGGGAGAAGGAAAACGCCACGAGTGGCGATTATGCCACGCGGTTGCTGTTTGCCACCGCTCCCAACGGTGGGAGCAATACCGAGCGCATGCGCATTGACAGTGCTGGACTGGTAAGCTTCAGTGGCAAATTCACCAAGTACAACAATGTCAGCCCGACGGATGGTCAACTCCTCATTGGCAAAACATCCACCAACACCTTTGAGCCCGCCACCCTCACCGCGGGCACCAACATTACGATTACCAACGGCTCAGGCGCCATTACCATTGCCGCCACCGGCGGAGCCGGAACGGCCTACCAACAGGTAAGCTGGCATCCCGGCAATCTCACCGCGATCAATACGTCCAAAAGCGGCTTTTCGAAAATCGTCCCCAGTGCCACCGTGGACAATATTACCTGTTCAAGCCAGCAGTATAGCTGTAGTGTGGCACCAGTGGTGACCCTCTACGAGTGTGGCACGTCGGCCACCTGTTCTGGAGGCACCGCCATTGGCACCTGCACGATCAATGGAAGTCCAGCCCAGGCCTATGATGGCACGGTCACGAGTCCGGCCATTACCGCCGGTCACTACATCGCCTGGGCCTTTACCACGGGAACCTGTGGCCTCCTCATTCCATCGTTTTACGCTCAGATTCATTAAGGGAGAAGCGAGGAGCCAGAAGCAAGGAGCAGGAATTTTTTCCCATTCTCGCTCCTTGCTTCTGGCTTCTTGCTCCTAAGGAGAAACTATGCCGGTGGCTTTTACGACGCTCCCCAGTGCGCAAATGAATATACTCTACCGGGTGAGTGGCCTAGCGGAGACGGCGGGGAATACGGAATCGTCCGTACTCACCACCGGGGATGGGCAGGTCGATATTACGGTGCAAATTTACGGCACGATTGGCGGTGCCACGGTGACGGTGCAGGGCACCCTGGGGGGTGCGCAGTTCTCCACGCTGGACGACGCCTATGGGCAACCCATGTCGTATACAGCTCTGGCGGGCTGTAAGCCGGTGGGACCGGCGGTAACAGGGCTAAAAGTGGTCGTGACGGGTGGCGCCGGGGTCAACCTCAGCGCTGACGTGTATATGGTGCAGAAACGCTCATGAGTACGCCAACGCTCACGGACTCGATCACGTTTCCGCATACTTGTAGCGAGACTGGTGCGACGTTGGTGGTGCATATTAGCAATCCGGGTCCGCACACGGTGCTCTCCGTGATCTATGGCGGTCTCCCTCTCATCCACCTCGAAAGCCGGGAGGGGAGCACCGCCGGGACTCTGGAAACGTGGGCGCTGGTTCAGGCCCCAGTGGGGACGGCCGATATTGTCGTCACGATGTCCGGTCCCACCAGCCTCATCATGGAGGCCGAGTCGGCCGCTTATGTCGTGGGCTTTACCGCCGAGCAACCCTATGCCACCGCCGGCTCCGGTGGTATGATGCCGCTCATGTTCCGGCGTAGACGCCGCAAAGGTGGGAAATAAGAGGAGTATATCAATGGCAGAAAGAAGAGCCCCACAGCCTGAGACGCGGGTGACGCTGGACGCGGCGGGTAACGCCGAAGCGGTGCTGCAACGCCTGATTCACGAGCGGCAGAGTTTGCAAAACGCGGCGCACGTGATGCAGACGTACCGTGAGGTGTTGCACCATCTCGAACCTGCCGAGCGGCAATTAGCGGAGTTGCGACGCGAACGCGACGAACTTGAGCAGGAGTTAAGCCAGATGCACGAGAGGAAAGCCCAGCTCCTGAGAGAGATGGAGGCGGAGATTGCCCACATGAAAGACAGCAAAGAGCAGGCCATCGAGGCGGATCTGCAAGGACTACGCACGCGCCAAGCCGAGGCCGAGGCCGCCCTAGACCTGGTGCGCAGCCGCGTGGCTGGGCTCGAAGCCGAGGAAGTAGAGATGACGGCACGCTTCGGCGCGCTGAAAGAACGCCTCGAGCGTGAAACGCAGGACATGCAAGCGACCCATGCCGAGGTGCAACAGGCCTTAGAGCGCATACACGCAGCAGTGAGGGTGTAACATGTCCACTTTCCCTTGTCCGCAGTGTGGCACGCTCCTCACCGTCAGGCTCACCGCGCCTGATCCGGGGCCTGATCCGGGGCCTGATCCGGGGCCAGGCACCGGCACAACCTACTACGTCGCCCCGGATGGCCAGGATGCCAACGCGGGCACCTTAGAGGCCCCGTTCAGGACCATCAGCCACGGCATGAGTGTGCTGCGCGCGGGGGAAACCTTGGCGCTGCGGGCGGGTGCGTATCCCGAGGGCATTGACGCGAACACCATGTCTCTCCCAGGAGGAAGCTCGTGGGACACGCCAGTCACCGTGCAGGCTTACGCGCACGAGAGCGTCGTGCTTGGACCCGTGGGACTGGCGGCGCCCGCCGCCTATCTCATCATCGCGGGCGTGGTCATCGATGCCGCATACCGTGCCGAGCAGGCCGTGTGGATCGGCAACGGCGCGCATCATATCCGGCTGGAGTCCTGTGATCTCCGGCGTGGCAGCGGCTTTGGCATTATCCTGGCCCAAACGGGGGCGGGTTTTTGTGAACTGCGCCACCTGGATATCCACCACAACGGCTCAGATACGCATCTGCACCACGGTATCTATGTGTCAGGCACGCATGATACCCTGATCGATGGCTGCACGGTACATCACAATGCGGCGTACGGTATCCATCTCTATAACAGCGACCCCGCCCACCGCAATGACCGCACGACCGTGTGTAACTCGACGATCCACGACAATGGCGACACCTCGGGTGGCTCCGGCGGCCTGCTCCTGGGCTACGGCGATGCGCTGGTGGCCTATAACAACGTCATCTACAATAACCAGGCCGGCATCTCCGTGGGTTTTAGCACGGCGCATGTGCAGGTCGCCAATAATACCATCACGGCCAATCGCGGGGCGCAGTATGCCGCCATTGTGGTGGATGCGAGCAACAGCCATACCACCGTGCTGAATAATATCCTGTATGCCAATGACCTCGACGCCATTGATGATACGGGCGCGGACACCACAGTCGAGGCAAATACGACCGTGAATCCTGGCTTCGTGGATGCACCGGCGGGTGACTTTCACCTGCGGCCCGCAAGCCAGGTGGCGCGGGCTGGAGCAAACCTCTCCCACGCCTTCCAGGCCGACCACGATGGAAAACCACGCCCAGCCTCCGGACCATGGAGCGCCGGCGCGTATTGTGCCACGTCAACAGAGGAGAGAGCCTAAAGGTTCGCGTGCAGTTCTGAGGAGCGTATCAACGAGGAGAATTCAGAATGCCATCCACTCCAGTCACGATAACGGGCGTCTTAACGTGGTCAGAGGCAGGCAGTGCACCACCGCCATCCATCTGGCCATCTCCAGGTGTACCAACCAACCCTATCGTCATCCCGCAACCACCACCAAGTGTCTGGCCTAGCCCAGGGTATCCTAGTCAGCCTATATACCTGCCGAGTCCGCCACCGGGGGTAGTGAGCCCTCCTATATACCTGCCGCCACAGATTTGGCCCACTCCTCCAGGAGGCGGTGGACCACCGGTAGGAATCTGGCCTAGTCCAGGCCAACCAGCGAATCCCATTTACCTACCGCCAGGGATGAACATTCCCACATTTCCCGGTCAACTCCCCGTCCTTCCGGGCGCGGGCACACCCCCCAGTGAGGGTGGCGGCGGCCCGCAATGGGTATACTCCCCTACCTTGGGCTGGATAATCGTCTGGGTACCGCCTGGAGAAGGCGGCAAACCACAACCGCCGCTCGAGCCACCCATAGCGTCACAGTTACCGTCATAGAACGGTTGCGTTCCCACAGCTCGCAGGGTAGGGCTCGCAGGGCTACCTTTGCAGGGGAAGAGACGTGAACTCCCACGTCCTGCCCTGCGGGCTTTTCATGCAACGTGGGCCTTACGCCTCTTAGGTGTAGTCATCCATGGGCGCGCCTGGGGCGTGAGGCCCACCAGATAATCCAGGGACACGCCCAGAGCCACCGCGAGACGCGCCGCCGCGTCCACCGAAATATTGCGCCGTTCGCCGGATTCCAGCCGGGAAATCCATCCCGCATCGACCCGAGCCAGCCGCCCTAAGTGGCGCACCGTCCAGGCCCTGACCTGGCGCTGGGCTTTGAGACGTACACCAAAATCTTCCATCCTGTTTTCCTCCCTTTGATGTCCAAGTAGACAAATATATATAGCAAAAAAAAGAGAAAAAAAACAAATATTTTTTATATTGTGTGTTGACTATAGACAACAGACAAGGTATATTTAATTCAGATATAGCGACTGCCACTCGCGAGATAGCTAGAGCCTTGAAGGTGAGTGCTGGCACGATTTACAAATGGCTGAACAACACGCCATATAAGTAGCTTGATGACGCAACGCAGCGTCGAAACACCGATGCGCACAAGCACGCCGCCGGTCCGGGCAGACTTAAAGCGGCGTGCAGCGCAAGATACCCCATCACACATGGATTGGAAGGAGCATCAGATGCACACAGTAACACAGATGGAGCAAGCAGCAAGCAGCAAGCAGCATGAAGACTTCGGAATTCCTGCTTCCGGCTCCTGGCTTCCCGCTTCTCCCCCAAGCTACGGACGGCGGTCGTATGGGCGGCAGCGCAAGGCTACGCCAGTTCAACGGGCGCGCTACATTGCGGAGTCTATTTTACTGCATGAGGCCGAGGGCCGCGTACGCACGTTTAGCGACTACGGTATTGATAGCAATCCGCTCATGGTGCGGCTGGTGGCGGCCTGGCTTACACGGTTAGGACGGTAAGGAGAAAACCATGATTCACTTAGCCATATGGCTCGTCTCAAGTTACATCGTTGTTGCATTCGCCGTGATGCTGATCCTGGTTCCATTCATAGCCCTCGGCAACGCCATGGCCCAGGGACGCGCCAATGCGCGCGCGCATCGGGCGTGGAAGCGGAACAGAAACGCCCGTCTGCGCCAAGAACGCGCCAAAGAGCTGGCGCGTATCCACAAGATACGTGCCGCACGCCGTGCGCAGCGCCAGCTCGAACGCGCGCGCTATAAGGCGGCACTGGTGGCGGGACGGCTGATGGAGGAACACATCAAAGCACATGGATGGGCATAG